TTGCCCTTTTTGTCTTAGATGAATGATCTCATACTCTTCTGCGAAGTGGTTCAAGACTTGTGCAGCTTCAGGTAGCGGAATGTCCTTGGTCCAAGCCCAGCCTTGATGTTGGCCACCATTAGTTTGCACTACCATGATCGGCTTTTCTATTGCTTGAATGAATGTGTTAATCTCTTGTTCTTCGGCTAGTGTAATCCAATAATCTGGAATAGCGTCTTCTCTTGAGACTAAGCGGCCGTCCCACATCCAAAACCAAGTTTGAGCCAGATTAAGCTCTCCTTGTAAAAAAGGACGTTGCCTATAGGGGTCATCTAGGATCACCTGATCGTACTCGTTAAATCTCTCAATTAAATACTCACTCCTTTGCCATTCGTGTAATCTGGCTATATAAGGATTGCCCTGAAGGATTTGTGGCCATGCGGCCATCACATGGACTTCGTGTCCTTCTTCATGCATTTGTTTAATTACACTTGAGGCTGTAATGTGCTTGCCTGCACCTCCTTCAATACCTATTAAAATTTTACTCATTAGTTGTATGATTTTTGTTCTCTTATAAAACTGTTTAGTAGTTTATCAATCTTTTGTTTAGATTCATATCTTTTATCATTAGTCTGATAGACTTGACGTGCTAAGTGAATGAAAGGGACTCCAAATTCACCACCTTTTTCATACTCTCTTATTTGGTCCTCTATTTGCCACAAGTTTTTATTAATCCATCCGAGTTTAATAATCTCCTTTTTAGCCGCTTCAAGATTTTCATCAGTAGTCTTGATTTGTGCATCTTTTAATGCGTTGTCCCATTTACGTTCTAAAACTGGCAGCTCTTGATCTATCCAATGCCGCTTTTCAGGGTCTAGTATCATCTCCTTTTTTAAGCGTAGAATAGTCAATCGGTCTGCCAATTCACCATAAGAAATATTAATTGTTACCATATGGTATGTATCTAGCAAAAAAAAGAGCTCTGGGGCCTAATCCAGAGCTCTTTCAGTAATAATTGGCGACAAGTTTCGTTCAAAGATTATTCTTGAACAAGTTATTTATCTAACTTTCTATCAGCTTTATCTTTAAAACTCCATCCAAAACCTAAAAGTGTAATGATAGCTCCTACTGCTTCTAGCATAGAGGCCTCATCGACGATACCTTTGGTTACCAAAACACCGCCTGCCAAAGTAAGCGCGTGTCTGATAAACGCAAAGATTTGATCTTTACCAAACATTAGTCTAGTTCTACGATTTCTGCAGTAAAACCTAAAGACTCAAGAGTCTCCTTTACCTTTTGGTTTGAAAAAGCTAAGATGTCAGCACCGTCTTGTACACGATCATATTGATAAGAGAAGTCAGCACGAATATCAATTCTCAAGTTATCTTTACGAGTGGTAAAAGCTGCTTCATCTACCCAAAATTCTGGGTAAGCCATTACTTGGTTTCCTTCTAAAGAAAGAGCTGCATTTGTACGAGCGTATACTTGTGTCAAGGTCTGACCAGTTGGTAGCTCGAAGTTTCCTGTTACGTTTAAAGCCATAATATTATGTTGTTTTTTAATTTAAATTAAGTTATGTATCAAGGTGTGTAAGTGACGATATTGCCACTGTTATCAATACCTATACCTAAAGTTGTTAGTCCGTCTGGTGAAGTTACTACTACACCTTTACCAGCTACGCAAGCTTCTAATTGGCAAGTAGTTAAAGTATCTTGTCTAGTAGCTACAACTGCAGGACCAATAGCAATAGAACTAATACCAGTAGATTGAGCATCTAAACCAATTGCAATAGCGCAAGTACCAGTAGCACAGTTAGAATTGCTATTAGTGTTACCACCGATAGCAATACTACCTTCAGCATTAGCTAATGAAACGCTATTACCAGAACCAATTGAAATTGCATAATTTGCTAAAGCTCCACCGCTTACAGATGCTCCAGCGCCACCAATAGAAATAGCATTATTACCACAAGCTCTTGAATAATTGCCTAAAGATATCCCTAATGGTCCTTGTGCACATGAGTTTCTACCAATTGCAACACCTCTATTATTTATAGATCTAGCAGATGAACCAATTGCAACACCTTCTCCATTTGAAGTGCATGCTCCATTACCAATAGCTACGCCAGAAGCTGCAAGAGTAGTAACTGTTGCATTACCAATTACAACTGTATTAGCTTGAAGAGCTGATGCGCAACTGCCGATTGCAATTGAACCAATTTGAGTAGCAAGAGCAGATGCAGCTGTAAAAGAATAATTACACTGTGCACCGATTGCAATTGAGTTTACACCAGATGCGCATGCTAATGTACCAAATGCAGTAGCACCAGCTCCAACATATGTTTTAGCACCTACTGCAGTATTTTGATTTACACTTGACTGGCTCGTAGAATTTGCTCCAATATTAATACCACGACCACCTTGTGCAATACTTCCAATACCAATTGCAATACCACACTCTTGAACCACACAAGCATTATCACCTAAAGCAATTGAACATGCACCTAATGCGGTTGCAGGAAGAGTTACTAAACTATCAGCGTTCTTTAACGAGTCAGCTCCAGTACCATTCACTAAACCTGCAGCTCCACCACCACCTCCAACTGGTGTGCCATCAACTAAGAGCGCACAAGAGTTATCAACAGTCAATTTAGGTTGGGCCAGACCATCAGGAGTAGTCAAGTAAATGCCTCCACCTGCAGTGCAAAGTTCAATCTCGCAAGTTGTTAAAGCGCAGGCGCGAGAGGCAGAAACATTAGCACCGATTGCGATAGCCTGCTGAGCTGTTGTGCATGTACCTCTACCGATTGCGATACCATACGTGTAAAGACACGTGTTAGCACTTAAACCGATCGCAATAGATTCAGTACCAGTTCCTTGAGCTGCATCCCCTATTGCCATCCCACGATATGAACCATTACCTGTACAACCTGCTTTAGTATTAGCACCAATTGCAATACCTTTTTGTAGTCCTGTATCACAGGCGTTTAAACCAATTGTAATTGAATTGCATGAACTTGTGGCACGTGCTCCATTACCAATCGCAATTGTATCTTTGCCTGTTGCACAAGCTGCATTACCTAACGCAATTGAGCAAGTACCATCTGCAGCTGCCGGTGTAGTCACTAAGCTATCAGCGTTCTTTAACGAGTCAGCTCCAGTACCATTCACCAAACCTGCAGCTCCACCACCGCCTGCTGCGTCAATAGTTATTGCATTTGAACCACTATCAGTTAATGTGATATTAGTACCTGCAACTAATTTAACAGTATCTACTGAAAGATCACTACCAGTTAAGGTCACATCCACATCAGATGCGTTCTGTGTTGATGCAAGATCATATGTTAAACTTGCACCTGTAGCGCCTTGAGCACCTGTAGGACCTGGAGCTCCAGTTGGTCCAGTTGGACCAGTTGGACCTGCAGGAATGCCTGTCACTGTTGCGCCTGTAAAGTCGGCGTCACCTGTAAATTTTGTACCCAAGCTGCTCACTTGTACTGGCAGATCATTACCATTACCATCAGTGATTGGCTTGTATGTTGAAGTTACTGCCGAATTGTCGCAAGTCTTTATCAGACCTGGGTACGTTGCGTCAATTTGACATCCGTTTAATCCTAAACCCATGAGTTTTGTTTTTTTATTTATACAGCTGTTATTGTTAAGTTACCACTGTTGTCTACAGCGATTCTGTAATCTTGTGTGCCGTCTGGCGTGCGAACTATCAGGCCTCGACCATTTCCGCAAGTTTGTAATTCACAAGTAGTTAATACATTGACTCTGCTAGCTACTATATCTCTACCGATTGCATAACTAAATGTAGTTGCAGATGAATTATGTCCAATCGCGATACTACAAGTACCAGTTGAACTAGCACCTTTTCCAATAGCTACACTGCTTCTGCAAGCAAGAGCACTACATCCAATAGAAACAGAGTCGATACAACAAGTTGAAGCTAATCGACCAATAGCAATACTGTGATCCCACATTGCTCGTGTAACATCACCAATAGAAATAGAGCTATCACCGTCACTGCAGCTTAAGTATCCTAAAACTATATTTTGATTGCTTCCATTAACTCCACATACTTTAACACTATGGCCGATTGCAATATTATCAACACCTGCAATAATACATGCACTTTCACCTATAGCAACATTGCCAGATGCTATTGCATTTGAATTTGATCCACATCCTATAGCAACTGAATCACTACCTGAAATTGTATTTCTACCAATTGATACTCCGCTTCCACCATTACTATTAGCACAAGAACCTATATTAACGCCATAACTAAAACAATTAGTGTTACAATCACCGATCATTACACCAAGATTACCACCTTGGCAATTATCTCGGCCTATTACTACATTATTGCATGTTGCAGGATTACAAAGTTGGTTATTTGAACCAATGATTACACCAGTTGAAACACAAGACCAGTTACTATCACCAATCAAAACTGTGGTATTACCATAATTAAGATTACAACAACCTATAGTTATTTGATCTAGTCCAAAACTACAAGCATTAGATCCAATAGCAATGCTGCAGCAACAGTGTGCTTCAGCCTTTGTACCAATTGTAATACCTTCATACATATATGATATTGCTGAAGTACCTATTGCAATTGAGCTAGTTCCACATGCAGCAGCGCCACTTCCTAAAGCAATACTATGTGTACATAAAGCAATACTATTTACATTAGTTAAATGATCTGCTGATCTCATAGAGTTACCAGGAATTGAACCTACAACTAAGCCAGCAACACCATCATTACCTTGTGGTCCTACAGGTCCGGTTGCTCCAGTGGCTCCGATTTGACCCTGAGGACCCGTTGCTCCCGTTGCTCCTTGTAGACCCTGAAATCCTTGTGGACCAGTAGGGCCAGGTACTGTTGAATCAGCGCCGCTAGCTCCAGTAGCACCTTGTAAACCAGTTGCACCGGTAGCTCCTTGTAAGCCTTGCGGACCTGTCGGACCAGGCACTGTTGAATCAGCACCAGTAGCTCCAGTAGCACCTTGTAAGCCTTGAAAGCCTTGTGGACCTGTTGCTCCATCATCTCCTTGGGCTCCAGTAGCACCTTGTAAGCCTTGAAAGCCTTGTGGACCTGTTGCTCCTGTTGCTCCTTGTAAACCTTGAAATCCTTGTGCTCCAGTAGCACCTGTAGGTCCAGTAGGACCAGGTACTGTTGAATCAGCACCAGTTGCTCCAGTAGCACCTTGTAAACCAGTTGCTCCTTGTAGACCTTGAAATCCTTGCGGTCCTGTTAAACCAGTAGGACCAGTAGGTCCAGGAACAGTAGAATCAGCACCGGTAGCGCCAGTTGCGCCTTGTAAGCCTTGCGCTCCAGTAGCTCCTTGTAAGCCTTGAAGACCTTGAGCTCCCGTTGCTCCTTGTAGACCTTGAAAGCCTTGCGGACCTTGTGCACCTGTAGCTCCATCATCTCCTTGAGCTCCAGTAGCACCTTGTAAACCTTGTAGTCCTTGTGCACCGGTTGCTCCAGTATTACCCTGAGCTCCTGTGGCTCCGGTTGCTCCTTGTGTACCAGTGGCTCCAGTTAGTCCGGTAGCACCTTGTAATCCCTGTGGACCTGTTGCTCCTTGTAGACCTTGAAGACCTTGAGCTCCAGTAGCACCTTGTAAGCCTTGAGCTCCAGTAGCACCAGTAGCGCCAGTTGGACCAGCAACACCGTTTAAACCAGCAGTACCTTGTGCACCTTGCGGGCCTGTTGCACCTGTAGCTCCAGTAGCTCCACCAGCAGGACCAGCAGGACCTTCAGGACCAGTAGCACCAACCGGACCAGTTGGGCCAGTAGGACCTACAGCACCAAATCCAACTACAGTTGCGTTAGTAAAATCTTGAATACCACCATAACTAATACTACAAGTACCAGCTGACATTGGTAAAAGGTTACCAACACCGTCAGATAAAGGTTTTTCAATAGGAGTTAATTGCGTGTTATCACACGTCTTAATCATGCCTGGATACGTATTACATATCTTCTTATTAAATAGAGAATCGCTCATCTTATCTTCCTAGTGTTGTATTAAAGTTTGTTACAGCAGTATAAAGTGCTGACATTTCGGTCGCATCTAAGTATTCACCAATTGTGATAAAGTTCATAATATCTCTAGAACTTCCAGTAGGAGTACCACCAGCGTTAACAGCCCATGCATATGCAGGTATAGTTTGTGCAGTATTAATACCACCGTTAGTATCTGATGTAACTTGAACACCATCATCATAAAGGGCTCTAAAGTTTGTACCATTAGATGTACCTGCAACCCAGTCAAATGAACTGTCTCCATTGTGAGTTAGATAACCACCAGTACCTGCTTGCCAATAGTCTGTTGCACCTATAAATGCATTGATTAGGGCCCAATCACCAGATTGTGCAATACCCATATTATAGTTAGTACCACCACCGTCTGCATAAATATTAGCAGACCAATGAACACCATTAGTAAATGTTTGAGCATTTGGAATCCAGTGTGTATTACCATAATCACTTGAAGTACCTCCAGCTGCAGCTCCATTAGGACCGTGTGAAAATGTACCGTTGAATGTCATACGATACGCTGCATCAGTATCTTGTGGATCAATCAAATTATACTTATGCGTAGTTGCAGTACCACCGACAAATGGCCAAACTGCAGTCATCTTATTCCAAATAGCAGCTGCTTTTAAATCAAGTACTAACTGATTGACAGCCAATTCTTGTGTATTATCACTAATACCAGTAGCAGTTAAGAAAGCTTGAGCATCAGGGTCTAAAGAAGGTACAACCCCATTATCCCAGGTTCTAGTTTCTAGGTTCCAACGTCTAGTATCTAAGTTCCAAATAAATGGTGGTGGTGGCTTAGGACCTGCGTTACACTGATAATCAGCAATAGCAAACCACCAACTTCCGTTAAGTGGCTCTGTCAAACCATAGCTTTCAGCTAAGGCCTGTACCCAACTGCCATTAACAGATTGAGTAACACCTTCTTGTTCACAAAGGGCCTGGATCCAACTGCCGTTAACCGGTTCAGTTGCACCTAAATATATTGCAATAGCAGAAACCCAAGTTCCACCAGTAGGCTCTGTAACAGCTCCACCTGATCGACAGTCTGCATAGTCTTTTGTTACATTTAAAATATCCATTCCTATATTAAGATATAATTTTGGCTAAAACTGTCTCACTCTTTTCAGCCTTTTTTTGTCTCTCCCTCTCAAAAAAGAGTTTCAAGAGTTTGATATTCTTGTCTGTCTTCTTAGTAGATTTCATCTGTACAGTATTCACATTCACCACAATCACAAGCTCGGCCCTTCTGCCATTTACCTGGAATTGCCAACCCAGTATAATAAGCAGTTGATCTGTTAGGCGGCATACCGTCCTTTGAAGTATAACTAGTGTATTCTTCAAACAGCTCATTCCACTCTCTCAAGTAGTCTCGCAACCTCTCGTCATAGAACTGAGCAGTCTGTTTAATATTATTTCTTAAGTATTGGAGTTCATCTAGGCTTATTCCAGCGGCCACCTCGCTTGTTCCACTGAGGACTCCTTTGTTAGTAGTGCGATACTTGATATGTGGTAGTGCCAAATAGTAAGTATAGTGAACTATAGTTGGTTGGATATAATCATCAAGTAGAGTCTTGTAATCTGGATCAATAGGAGTTCCACTTACAACAAAGTTATTAACATCAGTCTTAATTCTGTTATAAAGCTTGGTACCTAGAGATTGCTGTAGATGAATATCTTGGGCCTGAAGGGCAAAAGGATATAGCTCTTTAGGATCGACATTTTCATCAATCCCAGTATAACCTTTTAGTCTTTCTTCTGTAATTAATAATACGGTTGCCATTACTCTTCGGTTGTTATGTTTTGTTCAGGAAGATCCAACTCCTCAGCCTGATAGACAATATCTGCCTGTTTGATTTTAAGTTCTACATTTAAGCCTGATTGTCTGACAATCTTACCAAATGATTTCAAGAGTTTCTTTTGGTCTGGAATAATTACAGTACCTAAGAAATGGTTAAAACTAACTCTGATCTCTTCAGCGTTTGAGCTAAAACCACTAGAGTCCTTAATACCTAAAAGAAGTGGACTAGTAATTCTGTGTGCTGTTAAGATGCGTGAAGAGATACGTTCTTCAAGAGTAACATAGTAGTCATCATTTGCTGATTGGATTGCTTCAACTACTGGTTCTTTACCAGGTTCTGAGAAGTTGATGAAAGCACGACCTGCATTCTCTTCACCACCAAAAGTATCATTGATGTCTCTCCAGATAGCGTCCATTTCATCTTCACTAGGTGTGCCATTTCTAAAGGTTAACATCAAGCTAGGTGAAAGACCATTTGCTAAATTAGATGAGTGGAAACGGCTTACACGCGCATCGATGTCGATATCGTTGCTGGCAGCTACATATTGTGGAAGTGGATAATAATCTTGGCCTACTGTATAATCATAGTAGTAGTAGATCTGACTAGCATCATCACCAGTATTATCAGTGACCGAATAGGCTCTATATTGAATTGGCTTGTACTTTCTGTATTGCTTCCAATCTGTTGAGTAGTAGTAATAATCTACACGGTCTTCATCATTCATCTTACCACTTCTGATATTATTGAATGGAATGTGATAATATTCAGCAATTTGTGAACCGTCTTTACTCCAGATTACATTTAGACTATAACCACCGAAAAGATTGTAGTCCATTACAACCTTTTCAAAGACTTCATTCATTGTTTCACCGTGGCTGTTAACAACTTCGTTACCCCAAGTTAATATACCTTCACCATAAGTAGCATCTGCTTTGGCCTGAATACAGGTATGATGAATAGCTGAGGTATTAAACATCTCGATTAAATGATCAGGATAAAGATTCTTTTCACCAAAAGAAACCCAATCTTTGTCTTTGCGCTCTTCAATCTTAGGGACTTCAATATTCCTAAAATTAAAGGCCTTAAATGAGTACTTATTTTCCATATTAGTAAATTACGTAGGCCTCTGCGTCAGGATTAGGGCCAATATATTTTGGTTTTTCTGTTAATTTTTGCTCAGAATCATTAATGACCTTAACCGTGCCAGTTTCAACCTCAAACCATTCAACACCATCATCAGAGCCTTCTAAGTAGTATTTATACCACCCTTGTAGATCAAAGTCCTCAAGCTGACTGCCAGGTAGTGTAATAAAGAATTCACTATATCTTTCATTAACTGGCGTTTGTAAAGTGAGATCTAAGGTGTAAACAATACCATCTTGCTCTATGGCCCGGTTACTCCACTCACTCAACAATCTTAATCTCCACTCTACATACTTAGGAGCGGCATAATTGATGAAAAACCTGACATTTGGCTGTTCGTTTATGTTAATTGTCATAAAAATGGGATGTTTTTCTACTATAAGATATACTTTTTATAGAAATTGTACTTGTAAATGTTAAAAAAGCAAATACATGTAAAACTTTAAGATTTTTTACTTATATTAGCTATGTAATTAAAAACAACACAAAAATGATTAAACTCTCAACAGAACAACGCGAGGCTATTCAAGCTGGCCAAGCTCGGCGTGAACGGCTTGTTAAAGAAGCTAAACGAGGAGCTAAACGAGCAACAAACCTTGATCGTAAGGTCTACCTTGACACATTGATTTCAGGAGCACCTGGAGTTGGTAAGTCTGAACATGTAAAAAGACAATTGAGTAATTATAATGTACCTTTTATTGAATTAACAGGTAATACCTCTCTTTTTGGTCTTATGGGTCAATTGATTTTGCTTCATCATAACAAACCAAAAGGTCAAAGAATGGTTATAGTTCTTGATGATTGTGATTTTATGTTTGAAGCTAAAAATGTTAATATGCTTAAACATATGACCAACACTAAAATTGAAGAACGTACTTTTGAATATTCTAAAAAGATTTCAGCTGGTAACTTTACAGAAAGTGTTAAAGATCTTCTTCCACTTTATTATAATGAAGATGAAGGTAAATTAACAATTCCGTGTGATGAATTCGTTTTTATGATTACATCTAATATTATTTTGCCAGATGAAATTAGTATTAAGGATATGACAGGTGCTAAAAAGCAACGAGCTCAACACTTATTGGCCATCCGTAGTCGAATGAATCCGCTTGATATCGAACTAAATAAATCAGAAAAGTGGGGTTGGTTGTATGACGCTGGCATAAATGACAACGCTCTTTATATGCTTGATAATGAAGAAGACAAAATCTATCTTTTAGATTGGGTATGGCAAAACTGGAATAATATGAAAGAAACTAGCGTTCGTACAATTCAAAAGATGGGCTTTGAGATTATTGATGAGCCAGAAGATTATAAAGATAATTGGGAACTTGATTACTTGAAGTACTAATGGAAAACAATAAACCAGACTGGCTTAAAAAGGCCGAACAAGAAATTAAAGAGTTTAAGGCAACTAAGATTGGCCAAATGACTCAAAAAGAATTTATTGCGTTTGAACGTAATAGTAAAGGAGGTAGTGCCAATAAAGAAACTGGGCATATTTATAAACTTATTGAATCGAATGGAGATAAAAACATTAGAAATGCTCATAAACTAATAAAATGTGAAGTTTGTAGCAGGCCTGTTACCACAGCTAATTATGCAAAATGGCATGGTAACAAATGTCAACACAATAAAAAAATGGAAGTTCTAAATTCATTGCCTAAAGAATTTACAAGAACTGAAATGAGAAATAAATTAAAAGAATTTGGATATCCTGAATCTTGGTTATGTATGTTAAAAGATAGTTTTTTTACAATACAAACATATAAAGGAACTAGTGGAAGTAATGTAGATGTTTCTAAATTCAAAAAAAAAGAGGGACTATAAGGTCCCTCTTCTTTTAGTTTGTGTAAGATTTACTTATTCACCAACAAGTGCAGCGTCAGTGATGTAAGCTGGATCTGGCTCAAGACCAGTTACGGTCAATTCACCGCCATTACGGTCCGCATAAGCGATACCAGTAGTGATAGTTCCAGCAGTTACTTCAGCACCACGAGTAGCTCCAACAGTTTGGAAGATTCCATTACCGTCTTTTACAACTGCAACGATACGTGGGTTTTGAGCCAACAACAAGATCTGATTTCTGACATCAGCTGTAATCTTATTAAAGACCATAGTGATGTCTTGCTGATAGAATACAGTTCCTGCTGCGTTGTCTGCATTGATTGTTTGTGTCAAGCCAGAAGTCTGCTTAGGGACTTCAAACTTGTAGAAAGTGATTGTCAAAGGAGCACCTGCAGCGTCATTGAAACCAGTTAAGATTCCATCGACATCAGTTACAGGTACAGCACCTGATGGCAAGTCTGCCATGTACAAGTACTCAATACCCCCTTGAGAATCCTTACAGGACACCGTAAATCCTTCTGTGATATTACAAGCCATAGTTTATTGGATTATTTTTATGCTCTCAAGAGCGGTTAAGGGTATTGATTATGCAGGTGTGTAGTAAGAGAACTTACAAACGTCAACAAAGTTGACCCCGATTCTCCAAGCTGCCATTACCTTTACTACGTCGTTTGACTGATCGTAGAAGATACGCAAAGAATCCATGTCGTCCTCAAGACCAGTACCAACAACCATGTCTCTGGCTGGACCAGCGATCATAGAAGCGTACTCAGTATCAAGAGCGTTTAAGGTAACTCTTACAGCCTTCATGTTAGTACCTGGGATGATCAATTCGTCCTCAGTACCTTGACCTTGGTTGTAGTGGAAGTAGTTTTGTGCAACAAGTGCTCTACGCAATAATGCGAAGTTTGCAGGGTTCATCAAGACAACCAAATCGTCTCTGTCCTTTACAGACTCATCGATAGCGTCGAACAACTCAAGAACAATGCTTACAACGTTGTTTACGTCAACCGCTGCAGTAGTTGCAACTTGGTTAGGGCAAGTACCAGCAGTTGCCAATGCAGCAGCTGCAGTGTCAAACAATTGGTTAGCCAAGTAGTTCTCGTTCCAGTTGCGGATCTTTTGGACAAAAAGATTAGAAACAACTTCTGGGAAAGGTACTTCTTCAGCGTAAGCTGATGGAGACAAACGCTCACTCAAGTAGTAGTCGCGAAGGTCTGTTGGGCACAATTCCTGCTTTGACTGCTTTTCAGCGATGTCAATAACAACTTGTGAAAAGGTCATTGTACCATTGTTGTCCCATCCGCAAGCTCTGTCTTGTACAGAAATGTCTGCGTCTAGTAAGTTAATTGCAACGTTACCTGCGCGAAGACCGCTACGGATAGTAACGTAGTTCATCAAATTGGTGGTCAATACTGCCTTAGAGATCAACTCAAAGCTCATCTCGTCAGTATATGCCTGTAGGTCAGTTAATACGTAACTCATAATTTTTGGTGTTTATTTTATTTTCTGAATTTTACCAAGCGGTCAACTGCACTGATGCGGTCGTTGGTAATGTCATTGCGCTTAATTGGTTTAGCGGCTGGTTCTTTTGAGAGCTTTGCGATAACCTCGTCTTGTGCGGCCATCTTCTCTTTCATTTCGTCGATTTGCTTCAAGTAAGGCTCGAGCAATTGGATCAACTTTTCGGCCATTTCAATTTTGACCTTCTCCTCTTCCATCTCTACTTTGACCTCTTCCTCTGCTTCCATTTCAATCTCGACTTCTACTTCTGGTTCTTCAGCTTCAACTTCTACGATTTCAGTGATAACACCTGCTTCATCAACAGTGATCAAGAGATCATTAGTTGTTTGATGCTTGCCAGCTGGAGCAGGAATAGGTCCTTCTTCAGTCTGTACGAAAAGAGGTTTGCCAACTTCAAGCTCGCCTTCTACTTCGACTACGGTGCCATCAATTAAAGTAGCAGTTGCTAACTGAATTTGAGTCTCTTCTACTGCGTCTTCAACGCCAAGCAGGACTCGAATCTTTTCAATAGCTTCTGATGCTTTCATGATGATTTTGATTTTTTTAGACCACGATTTACGGTCTTGCGTTATAAGATATAAAAAATTTGAAAAGTGACAAAAATTATTTGTTATCAGCATCTTTATCGCCTTTCCAAGTTTTAACAATACGGTATACATTCAGGGTTAGAGCACTAGCTAAAACAGCTACAGTTAATATAATTTCTATCTCCATTAAGTAAGCAGTTATAGCACCTAAAGAAAAAGTAGTTGCTACAATGTCTTCATTATTCGTTGACATTTTTCAGGATATCTATGATTTGTTTTAGTTTTCCTACGTCCTCATTCTCCTTTGATTTCTCAACAAAGTTACCTTCAATCGAGAAACCTGTCAGTTTACCTGACTTAATGTCTTCCCAGGTCTGGTCATCATTGACCTTATAAGCACCAAACCATGTGCCTTTTGGTAAATCATAAAAACCATAGTATTCACGGCTCTTATCATTTGCTGGTGTTTCAATAATCCATTGTTCTAATAGAACATTTGTGTCTGTTACATTACCGTCGTGGTTAACATCAGTTTGATTCCACTTATGTTCACGACTCCACTTTTCTTGTAGTTTACGTATGGTCTCTTTTGTAAAATAGACATAGTAAGGATCACCATTTTGGTCCTTTCTAATAATAAACTTATTAGGAATCATCATAGGGCCTGCAACAATCCTCTTATCACCATCAATCATAGAGAACTTTAAGCTAGCATTGTTACCAACAGCTCCAGTTGGTGAAGGCTCGTTCCTGTTATTTGATTTACCAGCATCACCTTCGGCTGGACCTTGATTTAACATCAAGACTCTGTTACTACCTGGAGCTTTAAACAAGAGGTTCTTAGACCAATAGTGGCGGCAATTAACTCCGCCTTTATAAGCAAATACATCGTAACTGTTTCTGCCACCAGGTCCCATGCCAGGATTCACAATACTCAACTTTCTCTTCAACTTCTCCATATCTTCTGAGCTATAGAGTTTATTGAGTCTCATTAAGGCTTTACAAAAACCACGTTCTGCTGGTGGACCAGTATACTTATACTTGGTTACTCCTTCCTGGTCTTTTCTAATACCCAGCTTACCCAGTATATCAAGACCAGCAACAGCTTTCGCAATATCTTGAACAGTCGAAAACTTATCACTAATATCGACTTCCATATAATCATTATTCTGTTCTTCACCATGCTCTTCGGCCCATTGTAAGATTACCATTTCTTCAACCTGTCTGATCTTACGTTCAGACCATCTTAGTGCCTCTTCACCACCCCAAAGTAAGTAACTAATAGTACCACAAGCTTCAGTATCACTTGGCTTATAGTATTCTTTAGCACGTGAAAGGTAACTGTACATTCTTTTGACAGTTTCAAAACTGATAGGTTCACCTTTGGCCAATTGTTGTGCTCTAACCTTACCGACTTGTGTAGCACATTTGTTATCAACCTCCTCATTTAATCTTATACCTCTTTCTGCGTTACTCTTGACTGCTTCTGGATAGTCTGTGTAACTTTCAAAAAGTATTTTATCTTCTTCATCTTCAAGCTTATCGCTTTCCCAGTAGCTGTAACAAACGGCCAACCTTTGATCTTCATCTGGAAACTCTGTATCGAGAGAAGACATACAACGACCAATAAACTCTTCTTCAGTTTCACCAGCAGATGGTACAACAAAAGTTTCTTTATTAAAGTGTAAAAAACCAACTTCAATAGCTGGGTCATTGACAAAACTGACTACATCAATACCAAAGCCATCTAATTCAATGTCTTCAATATCAATCTTGAGTTCGGCAATCTTTTTTATTTCTCTATTCATAATCGTGCAAGGTTTTCTATTTCTTGATTGGCCTCTTGTTGTGAAGTAACTTCTGTTGCTATCACATAGGCTCTAATTGGTTCTGATTGTTGGCCAGTTTGACCAGGTGTTATTGCTTCACCGGGATCTTGGTTTTGAACGATACCTTGATTAAATGTATCTAACGCAGCTTGACCATTAAAGGCTGGTGGTTGAGTTGGAGTAGTTACACTGCCACCTCCACCAAACTCAGTGTTCTTTATTGAGACTATTTGTGCCAGACCTTGTGCAGCAACAATTGCAGCTTCAACAAATTGAGCACCAGTAGCCAACTTAATTGGGTTACCACCAGCGGTCAAGGCTGCTGTAACAGCTTGCGCAGTTTGAATAGTTGCCAATGCAATCTGCAACTTTTTATTGCGTTCAAAGGCCTTCTTCTGCTCTGCTTCACTATCACCAGCTGCGGCCTGATTCAAAGCTATAATAGCTTGAATACCTTTGGCGGCCAATTCAATTCCAGAGTTGATAGCTTCTTGTTGAGCTGTGCGATCTTTCTTGACTTTCTCTTTACGATATTTGTCTTCAATCTCTGCAATGGCCTGCTCACGTTGCTCAATCAACTGCTGGGCCAAATCACTGTTTTCACCAGCCAGTTCTATTTGCTCATCATACTTTTGGCGCAAGATATCGATTTCAGCCTGTTGGGCTGTCAAGCTTTGCTGACGTAAGAATTCTGCAGCCTGTTCTTCTCTTTCCAGCTTTTCTTGTAAGAGTTCTGCGTCTTCATCAGCAAATTCTTTCTCTTGTTGACGGCGTGATTCAGCAAACTGGTCTCTTAAGGCCTGAATCTCTTCATCAGTAGCTTTAAGTCTCTCTAATTCTTTAATAGCTGTCTCTTCTGCTATACGTAGAGATTCTCTTGCGGCCTCTCTTTCGTCTTCAATATTCTCTAATCGTAATTGTTGAATAGTATCGTTAATAGTTTGTTGACGGTCGAGTTCTTCTTGTTCAAGTTCACGTGAAAGCTTACCAGCCTCTAACTTCTTGGTCTCTAATTCTGTTTCTCTAGAGATTCTGTTAGCTACTGCTTCTGCCAATGCTGTTTGCAACTCCTCTTGCTCTTCATAGCTGTCTGCCAAGGCCAATTGTTGACGTATTAGGTCTTCTTCAGCTTGTGCTTGCTTAGCAGCGTTTTCTGCAAGTTGGATTTGAGCTTCATTGACCTGATCCAACGCATCTTTACGCTCTTGATATGTAAGTGTGGTATCTTCGGCAATCTTTTGCTCGGTCTCTAACTGTTTTGTTAACTGTGCATTGCTAACAATTAATTCTTGGTTAAGATCTCTAAGACCACGTTCTGCCAAGACCAAGTCATTCACAGCTGTTACAGCTTCTGTTACTGCAGGGACCACATCATTGATTATCACATCACCCAGCTGATACAGTACAGCAGTAGCAGGGTTCAAAGCCAATGCAGAGTCACCAATCTTTAAGAAACCTTCTTTGGCCTTATCTGCAGCGCTACTAAACTCACCACTAAAAAGATCTGATAAGGCCTCACCAAGTAGACCAAAACCTTCAAGTAGTTGTGAGATCTTATCAGCAACAAAAGTTTGAATAGTTGTAGCAAAACCTTTGATCGATTCTACTGGATCTTCAAAGACTGACTTAATTTTAGCTGGTATCTCCGCAAAGAAATCAATCAACTTATTGACTATCACTCCAACTGATTCGAATGCGACTGTGAGCACCCTAGAACCTTCTTCAGTGTCCTTAAAGTAGTCAATCAAGCTAGCAATAGCCACTACCAGTAAACCAATACCAGTTGAAGCAAAAGCAATCTTTAAGGCCTTAGCGCCTTTGGTACCAGTAGTAAAAAAGGTTGAGATACCTTTAGTGGCCAACTTAAAGTCAGCTCTCAATTTACTAACAGTATCTTTTAGACCATTGTAACGATCTTGTAAAAATCCTGTCTCTTCTTCCTGTTCCTTGGCAGCATCGGCACTCTCTTTTTGCGCATCGGCCAACTCTTCAGTTGCTTGAGCAGCGCCTTCAGTGGCCTTTTTTAGAGATTCAATCTCTTTAACGGCGTATTGTACACCATCAATCTCGATTTTTATGTTAGCATTAGCCATATCAGTATAAGATATACTCTAAGAGTAAATTGAATTTACTTTTCGTTCCAGTCTTCTTCGACCTCGTTAAAGTTTTCGTTAATAGTATTCCAGAAGAATTCAGGTGGTGGTGGAACCTGGTTCTTGATCTCTACTATTCTACTCAACTTAATCAAGTCAACTTTAACCAATTCATCTTGGCCTACTGGTGCATCATAGATCTTTTCAACATAATAGTATGTGTCTCGGATAAAGACCACATCATCAAATGAGAAGTCTTGCAGATCTAGATTAGAAAGTTTGACATAGAGCGTCACTCTACGCGCAAAGCGGTCATATAAGCTGTCAATATACTCACCCCAATAGACTTCGTATTGGCTTCGGCCTCTTAAACGGTCTTCATTAGAATAGTATCTAATGTAACCTGTTTCTCTTTGCCAATTGAGATTTAATCCACCACTTAAAGTAGGCCAAAACTCATAGTAACTCACCATTGGATACTCAGTGCGTGGAGTATTAAGAGGTGCAGTAATAGTGTCCCACCATTCAACACCACCAGTAGATTTTAAGCCATTATAGAATAAGAGTCTAGTCTTGGCCTTAATTGGTATGTGTTGTAATGGATAATCTAAGCTGTTACCAGTTTCATGCACATGGATTTGTGGAATGATAAAACTAGGACCATAAGTATCAGTAGAACCTTCGATTTGTGTGATAGGTGTAGACGCTTGACCGATGAGTTTGATTTCTCGTAAACCTGTTAACAATTCATTGTTACTATCAACTAAAAGGGTTCCAAAGACCTCGTCAAACTCATCCAGATTAAGATCACTTAAAAAGTCTGTACCAGCTTGGTCTGAAAACTGAATAGCTTCAGCTTGAGTATAAAAAAGCGGTGAGATTTGAATATCACGACTCAAATCAACCTTTTTGGTCCAATCATAGATTTGGCCTGTACCGATCCAGTTTTGCCAAGGCTCAATAATGAACTGTGATTGATTATTAGGATCTGGTTGCATCACCAATCTAAACCTGGTAAGAGTGTCTTTGATAAAATCAATCTTTTTGTACTTATCATTCAACATCAAGGCCACGTTTAACTCACCAGGTGCTTGTGGTATGTCCCAACTGGCTCCGTTTTCAACAATATAGCTTTGAATCTGGCCTGCAGTGATTCGGACTTGTACTGTGATCTCATCACCAGCTACTAAAGGCTCATTGTCTAATTCAATATAAGCGTCCCATGGAATAAGTGAACCAGCACCAGCAACAAAAGTATTGGTCTGCAAAGCAACACCATTTTTATAGAAGCCGACTTCAATTTCACCACCAGCAGGTGCATCACCGATAGCTTGGCCTGAGATATTTAAGACCAAGTCATATGTACCAGTAATTGGAACCAAGTAAGTTGATGTGGTATTATCAAAGTTACCTGCTGGATCTAAGTTGGCCTGAAAAGGGACTACAAATTCATCTTCTGCTGAAAACTGGGCCCCAATAGTGCTAGAGCTAATTAAGTTACTATTTGAATTATCAGCATAAGGACTAGGCACATTACCCCAAGCAGAAATATACATGTGTCTTACTCTTTCACTCTCCATAAATTGGCTAGTGTAAGTGTAATCGGTCTCAGCAAAACATTTGTCAAAGATGACTTTCATTCTGACCATCGGCTTAAAGCGTGATGAGTCTACTGGATGTTGCTTTTTAGTAAAGTTTAAGTGGTCTGACGCATCAACTGCTGAGATTCTAGTCTCTTGTGGCGTTAAGACTGGTGGGTTACCTTCATCAGCATAAGTATTACCAAAGTCAATAAGTGGATACAAGATATCACCTTCAAACAGGCCGTCAGTAAGGCCACCTTCAGGATAAGCTTGCCAACTATCAACTATTAATTCCATAGTTGGTACGTGATTATACTCTGTTAAGTCTATTTCGTTTAAGAAGCCTTCACCTAACTGACTGGCAAAGCTTTTACTCTCACCTAAAAAGATGGCCTCATAGTCAACAATAGATTGTACTTCATTAACATAGACTTTGTTTAATCTAAATTGACCTCTGCGAAACTCTACACCGTCGACTAAGATCGAAGCGTTATACTTTTGTGTAACATCAAAGTCTTGGCCATTGACTAAGAAGGCCGTCTTAAAGAATTGAAAGTTTCTTTGAGTAGCTGGTAGTCTAAACTGTCTACTAAAAATACTAGTAGCAGAAGTATCCGTAATGTCTTCTATTTGAAAGGTCAACTTAGGTGGAGTCCTGTCATATAGGTCTAAGAAGTTGCCTTCTACTATTAACTGTATCATCCTCTTTGTAGTTGTTGATTATTGGCCAACTTGATAGTTATTTCAAACTGATACATCTTTTGGCGTCTTTCATTACGTTCAATATACCTGTTAGTTTGAATAGTAGCAGGTGTAAAGTCTCTATCACCATTCCAAACGGCCACCCAACCACTGTTTAATAAGGACTCCATTAAGACAACTTCGTTACCTGTTAACCAACGAGTACGTAGAGTCCACTCTTCTTCTCTGGTTTGTGCAAAGACTCGGCGACCCGGTTCACCAATCAGGTGGTCAAAGCTGGAGTTGCTCCATGTTGCACCGTCTTGGTAGTATTCTTGTCTTTCATAAGAGAGTGATCGGGTCTTTTCCTTTTGAAATGGAAAGTACTCTTGGAAACCCCACTTGTTTTGCCAAGTCAAATAGGTCTCAGCATAGTCGTTACACTCATTAGCACCAATTTCAAATCTGTAAGCTCCATAAACATCTCTATCACCAGCTGATGGCAAACAACTTAAAAGGCCGGTGTGATAGTAAGTAGATCTAGTGTCGATGTCTATTCTTGTACAAGTTGGAAAGGTATTTAAGACTGTGCGAATATTAAAGCCAAAGAAGATAATCGTTTTGCCGGCCTCGTAGTACTCTGGGAATTGTACAGGGTCACATGGAATAACCGTAGAAGCATCTACTGTACCTGCGAGTAGAGTTGCTCCAGACTCATCGTAGAAAGTGTAATTGAAGAAAGGATACTCTGTAACAAAAATACTATCAGGGTCATATTGAATCTCGATATTAGTCAGAATCGGAATCTGAATTGGTTGGTCCTCAGTAACTGGAACTACTTTATAAGGCCAAGTGCCAGAAGCGTCTGATGGATAAGCGTCCCACCATTCTGCAAAAGGTCTGGCAGATTGTACCAATGTGATTTGACCAAATTCATTAGTAGGATTAAAGACTGGTCTAAATGGTGAAATATCAAAGTTGACCTCATTATACTTTTTGTAACCTGGGTAGATTACCTTAGGGCCTGACTCTTGTTGGATAACTGGAACACCTGCTGTGTTTTCATAGCCAGCTTTTATGCTGTAAGTAAAGTCAGGTCTTAATTCACCTGGTGAGGCCGTTGTATCGTCAAATTGAAAAGGTGGCACATACCGATATTGATGCTCAACTAGATTTTGTAAGATCTTTTGAATATCAAAGTGTGCAAAACCGGCCGGGTTACTCTGTTGACGCAAGTCAAATAAGAGTTCATCAGCTGATTCTGTTGAGTCGTTCCAATTCCAGACTTGTAAGACATATCGTGGATTGGTCGTATTTAAGTCGCTTAGAGTCCAAACATTGTAGCCATAGACCATTTCAATGTTTTCTGGTTCGTCTTGTATTTGTATTACGGGTTCTAGTGCCATTATAATAGTTGTAATCTTTGTTCAACGGCTCTTGCTACTCGGTCAGCGATCAGGTCTACTGTTTCACCAGGTAGTAAGAACCAAGGTTGTGGTTTGAGGCCGTAACGAGCAATTGATTGTCTTACAGCAAAAGGAAGTGGTCCTCCAATAGTTTTACTCTTAAACTGATATGGTGTACCGAAAGTCTGACTACCACTGGCACTAAAAGCTCCAGGATCGGACTCAGTACCTCGGACTCCAAAGTTTTGGTAGAGACCATAGTCCAAAAACTCAATACCCCATGTGTAAGGATCTAAGAGTCTCAGTTGAATACTTTGTTGCAAAGCACCAGTATCTCGTGGGGCCCTTTGACGCCAGATATTGACTTCTTGTTGTAAGACCTGACGGACAATATCATTAATATCATCTGTTAAGTCCTCACCAATATCGCTTAACTCGTTGATTATATCGTTTAGATCACTCATAAGGTGTTATGCAATCGTCTAACAGGTCTCTAACAACTAATTGAATACTAGCTGTCATACCTGCAACGCTATCATCGTATTTTTCTCGAAACGGTGTGACCTGAAAGTTAAGAGTAAAGTCATACCCGTCTAAGTGGTAATAAAAGTGTGCTAAGATATCTTTGATGTAGAGCAGAGCATCAGATTGGGCCCTAATGACTTCTGATTGACCACCCATCACCAACTCTTGCATAATCAATTGGAAATTGTATTGAGTTGAGTGCTCTAATAAGACATGAGTTTGTGGCACTAAGAAAGCATAAGGATAATCTTGGCCTTCTTGGTTGTATGGATCTACCAAGTCTGTCAATTGGCCATAGCCCCATGTTTGAATCATCTTGTGGTTTTCACAGATGGTAAAGAAGTCTTGTATTACTTTTTCGTATGTCATCGTTTACGGATCATTTCTAATTCTATTTGCTCATCTCTCCACTTTTTCCAAGTCAACCAGTTTAAGACCTTTTTGTAAGGTTGGTCTGTGACCCAGTCTTGTTTGGTTAGGTCTTCACCAGTTATTTGTTGGATCACACTATACCAAGCTGTTTGTAGTGAGCTCAATGTGGACTCTCTTTCTTCTATTTCAACTCCACGTTCTTTGGCCTTCTCCATCTCACTCAAGCCAAAGAATTCATCATATTCTTGATAGACACTTTTACGCCAATCATAGAGTTTTAAGATCTGTGGCCACGCTTCGCTAAATTTGGCGTCATCTTTACCTGAGATTAGATACCAGATTTGCATCATCCATTTATCAACTCCCAAGCTCAACATTACATCAGCGTCAATAAACTGGCCAAAGTTCCAACCAGAAAAGTCTGGTCTGATCTCTTCTACTTCATTGAACTTTTGTATAAAGTGGCCAAACAGGACTTCTATCACATCAGCAGAAATCTGATTGATTTCATTCAATGGACAACCTGTTACTTCGTGTAAGATGAGTGGCCATGACTTAGGGTTCTCAAAGCCCCACTTCAAGCAGCAATTCCAGTGACTCAAGAGTGGTTCACTGGGAATCTCATATTGGCCTGATGTAGTAGTGATCTTAATCATCAATTAAAGATATACTTATGTATCAAGTTGAATTTTATCAAAAAAAAGTCATCAAAAGTTTTTTAGTTGGCCAGAATTGTGTATATTAGCTCTGTAACAATTACTAATCAATACACACAATGAAAACTATTATGAACATCTCTAACAAAGACCTGAAAGAAGGTTTCGCTCACATGGCTCGCATGGCTAAAAGGCCACAAGTTCAAGTTCCATTCCAAAGCATTGATGAAAAAGTAGTCAATGATATGTTAGACCTCGAAGAACACGAGCTTGTGTTAGTGATTAGTGAAATGTTTGACTATGCCAACAAAGACAATGTAGATCCTCGGTCAGGTGCTTGCAAATTGCAAATGTACTACAATGATACCTTTGATAATGCTGGTAAGACTTGGTATGAAGATGTTTATTGCGACTACTATAAGGCCGCCTTTCAATGTGATTACGGTACTCTTCATTTCTACTGGACTATTGATGGCTATCTAAATCTTGATTTTATAGAGGCCAGCAAAAAAGGCAAAGGCTATGGTACTAAATTGATGAACTACTTCTTGGATGCATGTGAAGCAGTTGGTATTGCTGATAGAGTTATTACTTATCCTTGCTACATTCAAGAGGCCGAATCTTTTAAAGAAATGCGTAAAGGCACTGCTAAGCTTCGGTCTTGGATGCGTGAGTTTGGATTCACTGACGAACTTAATACTGCTAGAATGTATTATGTTGTGGAGGACTAATTAACGTCCAGCCTTCCAAGTGTAACTGCCGATTGACTTCCGAGTCTTTCGGCAGTAATTCGTTATAGCCAATGAGATTACTGTGTCGTCGTGTAAGCCACTAGGATGGCCGTATTTGATGCTCCTTGTCTTGGGATTGTAATCATATGTAAAGTAACTTAACTCATCCCAGAGCGGACCGAAAAGATCTCTATGAGGAATCTTAACCTCTTGGTTATTGAAGTCTAAGATCAGGCCTTCAATAATCTCTTGTTTAGACTTATTTGAAGTAACAAAAGGATGTGTGTCCTGCCATTCTCTTTTGATTTGGTCAAAGATCACATCACCAATACTGTTGACTTCTATCATCACGGTGGCCTGCCACTTCTTAATCCTTTCTAAGATTTGATTGATCATAGTCTGCCAGTCTTGGTGGCGGTCTCTCCAGATCTCAACGATCTTACCACTATGATCCATAAAAGTAGCAACAGACCAGTCTTCCTGTTTGGCCAAGTCAATACCACAGTAGATCTTACCTTCTGCAGTTGGCCATTGATTGAATGAGACTCTTTCTAAGTCTGAGAAGACCTCACCACCACTATCTAAGAATTCGGCCATATACTCTTGCTTAAAGACAGATTCTGGTAAGGTCTTGCGAGCGTCTTCTAGTTCTTCATGACTCATAAAAGGACTATCATAACTACTGCCTTTAAAACTCTTGTAATTAGGATGGTCATTACTCAGACCTAATTGATAGAGATCATAGAACCAGTTCTTACCTTTCGGTGTTGAGAGAAACAGGACCTTCTTACCTTTAACGGCCAATGTAGGTCTGATGGCCTCTTGCCAAGCTTCTTGTTTAATGAAACCTGCCTCGTCAATTACTGCATAATCAAAAGTCCAACCACGGACGTTATCATATCTCTCAGCAGATCTGAAGATGATTTCACTACCAGTCTTTAACTTGATATAATTATCAGAAAAGTTACAGTTTTGAACTATGCCACTATTACCAATAGCTGACATCAGCTCCTTCTGGACTTTCGAAGTTTGAGAATAGACCGGACTCACCCATAAGATCTGACAAGGTTTCATATTGATGGCCCAATAGAGCAGCAGATTCATACCCATTAGAGACTTGCCGAACTGACGACCCACGGAGACCACATAGAACTTCTCCGTTCCGGCCAAGATAGCCTGAAGGATCTCTCTCTGTTTTTTGTGGGGTGTAAAGCCTACGGCCTTCATGAATCGATTCTCGGGGTGTCTTCATCCGTGTCGATAAGTCGTGCATTCTCTGACCCAGCATCAAGGCCAAAGTCAAACCTAATGTTAGTGAAAAGATCTTCTCCATCTTTACCAGTTATTTCCTGTCGACTCATTTTTGGTAACACGTACTCCGACAGTTTAAGCATCATGTCCATCGCCTTTTCTGGACTCTCGGCCGCAACTTGCTCTAGCCATTGAGTCATATTATCTATATTATTGTCTACCAAGTTTTGATAGGCCTCTCTCAATTCTTTAGCACTACGATTAGGAGAGCCTTTCGGTCTACCAGGGCCAGGCTTACCACCTTTCTGAAACATACCATTCCTAAAATTAGGATCATATGTTTTGTCATCTTCCGTGTTTTCCATCTGTTTTTTTAACTATTTTCTTGTTTCTTAGCCCACCTTACAAGAGCACTGACAGCACTCCGATAGCATCTATTACAACTGGATGCTTTGTGATTCCCTTTTGGGTCCACCAAATTTGCATACTCAAAAACCTGCTTTGCAAACGTGGGTGAAGGTTTGTGGTTTTGTAAAAGTATCTTTTGGTTTTCTCTCCAGAATTCAAGTGCTTCATTCATACTTTAAGTTGATTTTTTGATCTATTATTTCTGCTAAAATGCTTGCAAATATAGCCATCACAAATTGAATCTTCCAAGGTTCTTGATAAGTCCAAATAAGTGTCAACCAAAAAGCAAAACACTTAGGACACAAGAGCGGTTTCCTTGGTAATTGAAACTGTTCAACCATCCATTCATAAGGCCTAAATCCCATTAGCAATGCCGTAGTTGCTGACAAGGCTAAGATTGTGATTAGTGGCTCAAGATAATAGATTGCGAAGATAGAGTTCATGTAATATGTATTCTTTTCCCTCTTTCACTGCTTTCGAGATCGAGGTGCGTGGTATACCTGTTATACGACTCATTTCACTGAAGTTTTGAAATTCTATCCACATCTTAAACAATTTTGCTAAATACCATTCTCGATCGGTAGATTTAGACATTTCATTTAGGATAGCCTGGATCGCTTCTATTAACTCGTCCTTATAGTAATCATATTCTTCGTGTTTCGCATTGGCTACGCTATCCCAAAATGATTTCTCGTCAATCGTCTTCTTTACTTGACCTATATCTGTGCGATGCTGTTTCTCAACCAGACTAAAAGGTGACTTTTTACCATACCAACTATTACGAATTATACTTAACATAAAATACTTAAGTGTATCTGGAAAGTCTCTTTCTCTCATGGCCAAGGCTTCACGCTTAGGATGTTCTAACATTTGCCAAATCGCATAGTGAGCCAACTCTTTAGAGAGCTGATCTCCTCTTGTTATATTCTTTGACCATTCACAAATATTGGTGTAGTTGTTTTGGATCCATTCATTACACGTCATTCTGAGCTTTGTCTAACATTTTTATCAGGTCACACGTCATATCGTAACCTTTAAATCTTTCATCAACTCTTCCTAATGGAAATAGTCCTCTCAGTTTACGGTACATATAAATTGTTAATCTATCAGTCAAATTATAAGATCTTAATTTTTGGCCTGGCTTCCAGATATGTGGATTGATTCTGCATAAGACTTTATCATTTGGCATATTACCCATCTCTAAAATTGGATCAAAAGTTTGCATGAATACTCCCCAGCGTAGTATGTTTCCCTTATTTAACATTAGAAAGACATCTGACTTTTCCAAGAGAAACCAGTCATCTTCTGGATGATAGCGATGTAGTCTAGATATAAGATGAACCAAGAGCATTTGACGATCTGTTAAGTCCATTTCTAATGCCTTTGGTGGTACTGGAATATCGCAACGGTAAAAATAACTGACCTCATTCATGATCTTGTATCCTTTTTAGGGTTTGACATACCTCATATAATTCTAACGCTTCATACATTATTAGTTCATTTTCTAAGTAATCAAAAAAACTCCAGACTTCTAGATCGTTATCTAAACGCATTTCAACGTGCTTTTGCCATTCACTAATCAGATGCTTTCTGATTTTCATCTCTTCTTTGGTCAGTCCTTTAGCCATATCTCTGGAGCAGGTGTAAGATGGCGAACGCATGTTCCTCCTTTCTGTATGTATTCGATTTTTAGGATGAAGCCTTCTTTTAACATGTCTTTTAGTAAGCGTTTAGCTGACAGGTCTTCTCTCTTACACCATTCACGAATGTGTCGGTCCCTGGGTATCGGATTGGTTTGGATCCCTTTCCATACCTGGAGTTTCTCCTCCTTCAATTTGACATTCATCGGTTGGCCAGGGGATAAATTGGTCCAAACGTGCTTTTTTCCTCGTCTTTCTACTTTTTGCATTGCGATTCATTTTTTAGAGTTTGTTTTTTTTAGTCAACAATATGGGAAAAGTTTTTGTTACTTGTTACTGTTACGATTGGTTTTTCCTCTTTATATTATTCTATTATTCTTTAATATTATTATTATTATTATTAGTAACAAGTAACAAATAATAAAATATACAATCCTATCAATTGATTAAGTTGAATTTTTACTGTTACCCATTCTGTTACAAATGTGTTACCCAAATTTGATATCGTTAAAAATGTCAACTTCTAGGTTAAATTGACTGCGTTTTACAGTCCAAAATCGGCCTACTGTGTAAATTGAGTTACTACCCATATCGATATAACTTTCACCTTTGGCTAATCTTCTTGGCTTATTTGGTTGCTTGATACCCATACCATCTCTCAAAATAACAGCCAGTCTTTTAGTGCTTGGCTCTTTACCTTCCCATTCAATAGATGTCTGTAAGTCTTTAAGATTAAAAGTCAAATGGTCTCTCTTTTTATCACGTAAAAACCAGTCTTCAAACCATTCTATCAGTTGTCTTTCATCACTCGCAGTATTATCGCCAATCAACTTCTTAAGGCCATTAGTTTGGACAGCATCATAAGGAATCCAAAATGTGGCATCAACTTTCTTCTCCCATTTCATTTTACGATTTAAAAGAAAGTGGATATAGTGATTAACTTCTTTCCTCATTTTTTCTTGAAAGTAAGGGTCTTTATCACCTTCTTTAATTGGTGGTATCTCTCTAACCCAATAACGACGATCGCTTTTTTCAATTGGCATAAAGTCACTATCATTAGTTGTAATTAAGATCTTACCGTAAAAATCAATTTGCTTGTATTCTTCTCTCATTTTACGGACATTAACAGTTTCCATAGTTACCATGTCTCTGATATCTCTGGCAGCTCTTTTAGGTTTTTCAAAACTCGGTTCATCTAAATGAATAACTAGAGCTTCGGCCCAAACACTATTAAAAGTACTCTCTAATTCAGTATCTCTGACTTTACTATAATTTCCTTGAAACATTAATTGTTCTAGAAAACCCAAACTACTTTTACTAGTTCCTTGATGATGTGAATAGAGTATTCTACAAAATAGTCTCTGTTTTGGATGCTTGATTAAGAGTGTATGATAATCATAGAGTTCTTCTCGTTGATCAGGTTCAACTCCATTGTCGCCATATAGGTGATTAATCAATTTCTCTATAGTTGGCCATTTGCCTGGCTGAGGATTCCATTCTACAAAATCATAAGTATTCCAACAATTGTTAACTACTTCTCTGTAATTTTCTCCATGCAAAGGTTCACAAATAAATCCATCTAATTCTGGTACAGTTTCTAAATCTCGCTCAATAAATCCATATTTAGATTTAAGTGTACTCTTTTGTACCGGTGTTGGATTTAGTTTAGTCGGATCAGAATGAAGTCTTTTGTAAAAATCATTGTTAATCATTACGTAATTTGTAATGTCTCTGTTCCATTGTTCTGGTGTTATTTCCATTTTTTAAAGTGCTTATTTTTATTTAGTTGTATTTGTTTAATTTGATTTTCCTGCTTGAGTTTATTACCCATCTTATTATTAAATTCCTTTTCATAGAATTTATAGATGATTAAATAAGCTTTTTCATTAGTCCTAAAAGGACCCGCCTTTAGCTTTTCACCAACTAATTGCATAATCTCTCTGACTTTATCATTAGATCTAAAACTGGACTTTTCATACAATTCCATCCACATACGTTCGTGCTTAAAGTAATCAAGACACTTCTTCATATCTTCATCACATAATAGATCTATCTCTAGAAAATGTTTGATATGACTCTCCTTGCACTTGGTCTTGCTCCAATCAATATGATTTAATGGATTAGTATCACCGGCTTTTCTAGAGAAAAAACAGGCCCAAGCAAGTGCCTTGGCCTCTGGTTGCCAAAACCAGTCTTTAAAATTCATTTGAGTAATCTCTTCTAGATCCCTTTCAATAATCCATTTAATCACTAATCTCTCTATGTTCTCATGTGACCAAGTCATCTTAAAATACTTTATTTAAAGTAATTTGCCAGTTGATACCAGTCTCATTCTTTTTGCAAAGGCCCAAATCTTGCAATTTTTTCAAATGCAGATTAACAGTATTCTTTTGCATCTTCAAATCTTTTGACATACTACTGACTGTAAATGTGAATTGACAGTGCCATTTCAGCTCAATCATACGCATTAACATCAGTTTAGCATTTGCATTCATCTCAAGATTATGCACAATACTATGCCACTCTTTATAGATCTGAGAGTAGAGTCCGTCGGTAAACTCATTACCGAATTTAGTGTTTGCTTCTGCGCGAAGCCCTTCAAGTTGATTAACTAAGTGTTCCATAATTTATAATTTTTTTTAGGTTAGAACTGTTATTTATACTAGAATAAAATAGAATGTTTCATTCTTAGTATTTTATATATCAATGACATTTGGCCCATTGTGCACTTTCAAGAAAAAAAGGGGATCCGCCGTTGCGAATACCCCTTCTACAAGTAAAAAAAAATTATAAAAAATGAAACACATTACAACATGTGTATCTGCGAGGCGGAATCAAGCAAAAGCCTCTTAGTATTTATCTCATAAAAAAAGGGTAAGCTTTAAAAACTTACCCTCTTCAACAAAAACAAATTTGAACAATAGAAAAATGATTAACGAAACAGCAAATGCTAAAACTGAATCATTATGTTATTTATACGCGTAACGATTGCATTGTTTCTTCTAATGGTAATAATCTTTGGCCAGCTGAGAAAGGACACTTATCACTGGAGTGGTCTAAGCCACTAAACAACATTTCCAAACGGTGTTGATTCTTTAGAGTTGGTTCGTAACTCTCAATATTTGTATGTAGATCATAGCCAAACTGTTCTGGCTTAGTCGCGGCCCAATAAACAGTCGAAGGTAGATTAAGCGCAGCGGCTGCGTGTTGCGCGTAGCTGTCAATCAAGAAACGCTTTTTGGAACGTGCTAGAAGTGCTATGCACTGTCGAATACTTAATTCTTCAGTATGTTTGATACCTTCAATCTGTGGTTGCCCTTTTTGTCTTAGATGAATGATCTCATACTCTTCTGCGAAGTGGTTCAAGACTTGTGCAGCTTCAGGTAGCGGAATGTCCTTGGTCCAAGCCCAGCCTTGATGTTGGCCACCATTAGTTTGTACTACCATAATCGGCTTTTCTATATTTTGAACAAA